ACATCAAGATCTAACGAGTTCAAAACATTGAAGATACCTAGGGCAATTTGATCAATCGGTGTTTCATAATGAATATTCTCATGGTCCATCAACTCACGAATCTGAAGTCGTTCAACGATAACGTGCACGACTTCATGCCAGAACGTTTGGTTCATCATCTCCAACGACTTGGTGTTGTCAATGCGAATCGATTCTTTATCGTACGAGACTTCGCCGTAAAGATGCCCACGTACGCTGGTATGGCTAACAGCGTGCCCACCTTCAACAAAGGAAACATCGAACGGTAAACCGCAAACTTTGATCTGCATCATTTAACTCCTGGGTAAAGTGAACGAGGGCGACCTTCTCCATTCTTGACACGTATCATCTTATCGAATTCGCAACAGCAATTTTGAACATTGTGAACAGGTAGTTTCCAATCAAGTTCTTTAATCAATAGATCTTGCAACACTAGCATTTCCTTCAACCCTTGATCTTGGCGTAAACCTTTCTCAAGGGGTCTCCCGTGAATGCGATTCAAGCCACGAATTGAACCGGGACCGAGAGGTGCCCAAGTCCACCAGTCTGGTGCATCTTTGAGTTCAGATGTGAACTTCAGATCGGCAACCACTTGTCCTGCCATAAAACTACCGAGGCCGTCGAATTGGCGCAAGTGATTCCAGTAACTTTCGAGTGATTCTTGACTATCATTGTTCTTTGCATCGAACGAAAGAGCTACGGTCATAGGAGCACGCCCACGTTCCCAAATAGGTGTCAACACGCGGTCAAGAATATAATCAATCTTGTCCATACTTACACCATTGGTTGAAACAAGATATGCGCCTGTGAAGATCTTAGCACCTAGTCTATCGCGATAAACTTTTAACTGATCTCTCCAAAGTTCTTTTAATTCAGGCCAGAATGTTTCTTTCTCACCTAATCGATATTTCGGAAAACCGATTAAATCTAACGTCGGAGGCCAATTGAACAAACGTGCAACGATCATCGCAAACCACATATTCGGATGCGGGTCGTTTGGCTTAATCCAGTTTTCAGTGATCCACTTGCTGACCGTATCATCTTCACGTTTCACGTTACAGAACTTGTAAGTCTGTAAAATAGGATCGTTAGTCCACGGTTTTGGCGCACCCGCTTCTTTCTTGACACGAATTGCTTCACGTTCTTTTACCCAATAAACGAACAACTCTTCCATTTCAGTCATTTCCATACTCCTGCCGCTTTCAGCAAACGGATACAATGTTCGGCTTGACTACGCGCATCGTCAAGTGCGTTGTGAAACGTACCAGTTCGTTCCATCTTTACTTCAGGAAATAGATTCTTCAACGTGCGATAACATGTGTCGCCCCAATACGGCCACGGTTTTTCAAGTTTACACTTTCTGTAAGCGTTGTCAAGTATTACGTTATCAAACGTAGCACCGTTGCCCCAGATTTTGCGGTCTTTGAAGTTATCACTATTGGCGTCAATCCATGCTGAAAAGTCTTGCAAAACCGCACCAATCGTATAAGAAGGTTTGTCAAACTCTGCACGGGCTTCGTCGCTTTGTTTCATCCACCACATGACGGTTGAAGTTGACATTTCCATACCGACGTCAACACAGGACTGAGGGTTGACTCGCAAATAGAACGTTTCATTCGCTACACCGTCTTTGTCAAACAAAACCGCACCTATTGAAATAATGACAGCATTATTTCCAGTACCCAATGTTTCAAGGTCAAGCATTATATTGTTCATTGCGAATCACCATAATAGTCGTAATATAGTTTTGAAGAAGGAAGAACGATGGTCAATTTTTCCTTTGCCCTTGTTACCCCAACATAAGCAACGCGACGTTCATTGTCTGGTTGCTTTATATACTCCTGATGTGACCTATAAGCCATGTCGCTCAATAACACAACGTGGTCCGCTTCACCACCTTTCGCTGCGTGTATCGTGCTAATAGAGCACTTTGGTGTGGCGCTTAGCCCGTGCCCATTTGCTCCCAAGCGTTGGTAATAGGCTATAAGGTCGTCCCCAATACCATGTAAACAAGCGTACCACGGTGCAATGTCTAACAGGCCAAAATTATTTCGCAGTTCTGCAAAGCTAAACAGGTCTGTATCTTTAAGGTTAGCAACCTTGACCTTAAAACCGCGAGCTAGATATTCACCAATTCGCATATTGTCATACATTGCCTTGACTTCTGCACCTGTTGCCATTTCAGCTTTACGCAACTTCTCCACACCTTCAATCGCCTTAATATGTGCCGAACGTACTGATGAGAAGCCGTATTTGTTTGTATAAGGGATTCCCATCCGGTGCATGTAATCTTGTACCTTCCTTGCAAGGTAGGTGTTGCGAACAAGGAATAGCGTACTTTCCTCTACTACCACAACTTCTTCTAGCGAAGTCATGAAATTGACTTCACCTTCTGAATCACGCGGGTCAAACGGTTTGTCAAAACGATTCTCAATCTTTTGAACAATACCATTGGCAATTTCATGAACAGAACGCGGCAAGCGGTATGACTTGCTAAGAATTGTTTTGTCACCTTCTAGCGCCAGAAACGCATTGACATCGGCTCCACTCCACTTATAGATACTCTGATCATCGTCACCCGCAATTATTGTTTGTCGAACATTACCGTAAGCGTGCTTCAAAACAGACCATTGGAGTGAAGACAAGTCCTGTGCTTCATCAACAATAACCTGTCTTGCCGGCGAGGGGTCGCACATTGCAATATAGGCCGACAACATGTCGGTGAAGTCCATGACATACTTGCTGGATTTGAAGTCTTGATAACCTTCTTGGAAGCGCTCTAGTTCTTCCCACTCGCATTCGTGATAATTCTCTTCCCACACTTCTTTAAGAGGGCGTTGTGTGACACGCGCAAGATTATCCAAGAATAATAATGTATCACCTTTTTCACTTCCAACAGGTACACCTTCAGATTCATCCCAAGTCCCTTCAAATCGATAACCCAACCATTCTCCAAGTTCCCTATAATGCTCCTTACCAACAACGTCACTCTTACCTATACCGAGTCCAGCGAAACACATTGCATGAACTGTTTTGAACATTGGTAACTGACGCGGCTTCAGATTGAACTTTTCACCCGCCCGTCCCGTTGCCTCTGCAATCGCCTTCTTTGTAAAACTGACAAATGCAATCCTATCAGGTGATTCCCCGGATTGCAACAACGCGTCAATCTCGCTTAACACTTTCGTCGTTTTGCCGCATCCTGGCGGACCAAGTATTAACGACTGATTATCAGAAATCCTCATGCTTTATATCCTTTGGAGGTAGGGGTAACTTCTTCTCTTTACCATTTGGGTCATACACTTCTTTCGGTACAATCCAACATTCATTTTTCCTATAATATATCGGTTTAACACCTAAGTCCATCATCAGTACCCAAACTTTACGAGCATCAAATTCAATGTTCTGCCGTTTCAAATAGTCCATAAAGTCAGAACCTCGGGTATAATAACCGTCTGGTTCATCAACCCAACGCCCGATGTTGATATCTGTTGGCGATCTTGCTGGTGGGGTTGTTGCAAAGTAACGTGTCAAGTGATCTGTAATACGATCGCTCATTCTCGTTTCTCTTGGTACTTCTATAATCTCTATCGATGATAACTTGTTTCGCATAAACTTGTCCCATTCTTCGTTCTTCATCTTACCTGGGATCTTGTTTATGGTGTTGACGCAAACAATCTTGAAACGTTCTTGCGACAATATATCTTCTGTTTCTACTTCTGTACGCACACCCTCAATGGACAAAATCCACATCGGTGGCTCAGAATTCATCTTGGTTATGCTGTCTAGTGCGATACCAACATCAATGTGCTGAAAAGCATGAATTCCAAAATCTCTACCTTTACACGTCTCTCGATTACAGTTATTGCATAAAGGAACGTTGTTGCAAGTGTACGCATAATTCTTTTTCTCAAGTGACTTTACAATCGCCGTGACTTCACGATGGTTGAGTGGCGGGGCTACGAACTGATGATTGAACTCGCTGAGTTTATCTTCCCAGCTTGATTCATATTTGGCTCGGCAATAAACTCCGATATTGAACAAGACTGTGTTTCGCTCACCTTCGCCAGCTTTGGAACTTGTGATCGCTTGCAAGCAAGGCGGGCCGTCTGAAAATTCAGACATTGTTTCTGGTACTTCAAAACTGATAACATCATCAAGTCTCTTTGATTCAGCGTAATCAAGGAACTGCTCAGGTGTCGCTGGTTTTCCGTTAATAATTGCATAGCGTTCTGTCAATGCGCCCTGGAAATATGGCATATTGAGCCAATTTCCAATATCACTTGAGTTCGCTAACTTGACTTGCTTGGGATAAAACTCACGTTCTCCAAGACCTAGAGCAAAACTGGCTTCAGCCATCTTTGCCCGCACTTCAGCGCACGATTGAAACTCTTTGAAATACGCTGTAAGGTGTGCTCCGCCTGACTTGGTACGCAACACAACAAACGGAAGTTCTAGACCATTGACCTTAGCTTCAAGTTCAATCAGATCGAGTGGGTAGATGTCTACGTCAATTGCGCCCCAATTACAGGTCGCATTGTCAGTAATAGGGATAACGCCAAGACCTTCTTCACCGTTTAGATGTTTGTCCCAACATCTCACATCGTAAGGTTCGCGTAAGGTTTGATTACTTGAATCCCGTTTACCGTTCTTACCAACTTTTGAGGTTGTTTTGTTTTTACCTCTTGCCCTGTCTAGACCACCATAAAGATTGAAAAAGCGTTCTGCAAGACTCATCACTCGTGCCTTTGTTTTCTATGTGACCCTATGCCGGGTTTGGGCTGTTACTTTACACCCTGCCCGGTAATGCTGCAATATTCGTACGGGCTTTTCACCCGCTTGGAGATTAGTGAACCTCTAACCCTTGCACCTTATTAGAACTTTTCTTTGGCTTCGTTACTTGCAGCCTCAGTTTCCATCTTGCGCTCGACCTTTGCCAGACCAGACTTGACAATATGGTTGAACGACTTGGCTTCCTCGTACTCTGCCGTATCAGTCACCTTACCGACCATAGTGAACTTGTAACCAAACCAAGAACCCTTGTCATTAGACTGAGCAACAGTGTTGATTTTGTACGCATGGCTGAACATCGGGGCAATTTCAAACATACCTGTCGCTGGGTTCTTTTGCTTGATACCTTGCATCATCGACATCCACTGTTTGGACGCTTTGATTTGGGTAGAACTCAGACTCATGATGGCCGGTGACAACTGCCCATTGCGACGGATCAAGACATAGTGATTGCGCGTGTCATTTAGCGCATGACCATTCGGCAACAGATTACGACCTTTTTCATCACGAGTCGTAGTGCTGCAAATTGGATCAGACGGCAAGTGCTCACCAAAGAAACCACCGCCGGATTCACGTGTACCCCATTCAATAAAGCGTTGCGTGTAATGACAGGGGATGACTTCAACACCTTCTTCACCGTAGCACTCCTGAGTGACAGAGTTGAAGAGCATACCTTCTTCAGCACCCTTGATATATGCCCCATCAGACTTCTTGACTTGCGGGCTACCGGACTGAAGGATACTCAGGAACGGAATCGCATAACTTTCTTGCGACGTTTCCTCAAAACCACTTCCTGCATCTTGTGAATAGACATCATCAGCAATTGCAACAGCGGTATTTTCTTTTACAGCAACTTCGGTTTTCGCCATGATCGGCTCCTTTTCAATTGGCAATTAGGAGAGACTTCAAACTTGCCACAGTTTGAAGAATGGCCGTCTCTCCGGTCTGTCACACGAATCATTTAAATCCAGGCCCGTCGCAACGTCTGGACTGACCGATCGTGTATGGTCATGCTCTTTACTTCGAAATCACCGTCGTTTTAACGACAGAGGCTCCGAAAAAGTCAACAGGAAGTTCAAGCCCCGCCGACATACGTTCTTTAACAAATGTCTTCAAAGTCATCGGGTGAACAGTTTCTTTGACATTAGGTACAAAACCCATGTCACTCAATAGCTCTAGAACCTCTTTAGCTAAATCGTCTTCACCCTTTCCGAAGTTAAGGTTTACCGCAGTCTTGATTATACCGTCAAGTTCGTTCTTACGTAACCACTCGAAACATTCAAACTGTTTCTCGTCGGGTATCTTAGCGTAATATTCATCCTTGATACTGACCTTATAACCGTTATCGAGTTCAAAAGAGTTGATACCCAGTTCTTGCATCATACCTGGAACAATTTCGTACCGTTGGGCGTTCAATTGTTCTTTTAGTTCTTTTAACCTGTTTTCTGCGTATATAACCTGATTCTCAATGTCCTGCTGTAATTTCGCAGCAAAGATCAAGTCTTTTAACGTAAATTCTTTTTCCATTTATATCACCTATGAAAGTTGACTACCCCACACTTGAATCTCAATGGGAAGATACTTCCTAGTTCTCTTGTCCCACTTGAGTACCTTGTAAAACCCACCATTTATATCTGCAACGACGGCACATACCGCACCGATAGTTATTGGATCACCGACAGGAAGAATGAAATCATTGTCATTGAAATCCTTCAACTTTTCACGTAAACTTCTAATCATCGGAACACTAAACATCATTGACTGATTATGACGCGTCAATACTTCAATCTCGCCATATTCAGCCGCTGGCGTAATATCAAACAATGGAACCGGGTTACCGTCTCGGTAGGTAATCGGTTCAGTCACGCAATATACTTTGGACACTTTGTTACCTATACAAATACTAATGTGCAGCCAGTTTAATAGCTTTTAGTAGTCAATGCAAGCGGTGTTACAACGTCATCATTTCGTGACTTATATCCTTCTTGTCACGAAGGATTTTGGTGATATATTCATCGACAGTGTTGTCAGCAATGATATCGATACACGTTACTATCTCAGTTTGACCTATGCGATGTTGTCTGTCTTCAGATTGAGCATGTGTTCTGTAACTGAAATCTTTTGAATAGTAAATCGCAGTCGCACTGTTGGTCAAATTAAGCCCGATACCTCCGACTGAAGTATTGGCAACCAGATACCGAACTTTTCCGGTTTTGAATAATTCAATCTTCTCTTCACGATTCTTTGTTTCGCCGTAATAAGTCACACATTCTTCACCTAACGCCTGTGCAATTTGCTTGATATCATCAACAAAGCGACACCAAATAACCACCTGACCGCTCGTAGTTTCTAACAAGGTCATCAGGGCTTCAATGCGAGGATTATCTTTTGGATCTTTGAACAGATAGGTCAATCCTTCTGTCGTATCACCTGGAAGATAACCTGACAACACTTGCTGCAACCGCATGATCAATGTCATCTTATGCAGGACTGTCACAGTGTCATCTTCAAGTGCTACCTTGGCTTTTAGCTTCAATTCATCGTAAATCTTGCGCTGTCGTGCCTCAAGTTCGTAATAAATCGACTGATAGATCTTATCAGGTAGGTCTGAGTGGTCTTTCTTGAGCCGTATTGCGACATACGGTTTCATCACTTCTTTCAACTTGTCAAGATTCTTCCACTTCGGTTTGCCGTCAGCATCTTTGTCAACCAATACCGGAGCAAAACGCGCACCCTTTCGCATGATTGCCAACATTGTAGGATGCGTAGGGGGTAGAATTTCTGCGTAAGTGTGCTTGAAACTCGTAAACGACTGACCAAAAATGTCAGTGTCAAGAAACGACATCTGCGAATACAGGTCAAACACTGAATTATTGATCGGTGTACCTGTCAATATCCGCTTATAAGACGCTTTATCACCCAACTTCAACAAACGTTTTGTCCGTTTGGCATCTGGATTCTTTATTGTGTCAGACTCATCAACGACCAACATACAATCAGTAGACTGAAGAAAGCGTGTCAAGAACTTCTCAGCATCGCTTTTATCACGGCTCAACGCTTCAATGTTCATACAAAGGACGCGTAGACGTTCTCCTGGATCAAATAAACATTCGCACGCGACCATTGACTTCTTATCACCAGAACGCCAAACTGCTACACGATAAGCCAATGTATCTGGAAAATCGTTAGGAAAGTCTTCCTTCGCCCATTTTGCATGAATGCCTTTCGGGGCAATTATCGCAACAGCGTTAATCTTTCCCTTGCTGTATAAGTGTAACGCAGTGTCATTCGTTACTTTGCTCTTCCCTAATCCCATCTCGAATAGAAGGGCGAAGTTACGCAGGTCTTTCGACAGCTCAAAGTCTTCAAGCTGATAATCACGCGGCTTGCGTTTGAAAATCATAGTTTAACCCTTTTGACTTTACCTGTTGTTTTCCAAGGTTCTTGGTAGACACAGATCGTTTCAATATTCGAATGAGTGGAAGTTATCAACTTTGCTTTCTGCTCAGGGCAAATCTTATCAATCTGTTTGACTGATCTTTGCCCTACTTCATAGCCTGTAGCGTAACCAAGTAAACCAACGATCAATAATACAAAGATCTCTATCGAGAACGCAATCCATCCTTTAACCATAACTTCTCCTTTAACCTATTAAACAGCATTGCCATTGTGGCACAAACCAAACGTCGCAGCAACAGTTGCTCAAACAATCGTCCTTCGACCACCCATATCGTCTCAATTCTCAAAGAAAATAATATATAATATTCTATCCCGCGACAGAGTAGATTCCTTAGCAAATGTTGCACTGCACAAACTCTTAAAACGACATTTTAGCCAACCTATATAAGCGTTTGCTTATGCTGTCACACTAAAGTTAAAGTGATCGATTTGTGTTTAGTGAACCAGCCAATAAAAACAACAACTTACACCAATGTTTAGTTAGTTAGGCTAGTAATATATGCCAGCTTTTTATTTTGCGTAGTGTTTGGCTGGCAATAAACTTAGCTAACCCCCAATGTTGTGTTGCAGTGCAATATACCCTATATGCTAAATCGGTAGCACACTGTTAGGTTGCTGAGCAAACTTGTAAACATCTAGTCTACTGAATGTTTACAAGTTAAAGACGATGTGCGGTGTGGTGTAAACAACTGGGCAAAACGGCCACAAAATTGCGTTATTGCAGCCCAGGAGACGACCAGCAGCAGGGTTTGAGCAAGTGGGTAGCTATGGTAGCCTACCGCACTTTGCTCTATTGCTTAAAAACCGCTTTCAATTGGGTTGTTTCCACGTGTACCCGCTTGATTGGCACTTGAAATATTTGAATCTTCAGCGTTACCAAGGTGTTTCTTCTTCATATCGCTTATGAACTTCAAAGTTGACAGCTGAGCATCTGCCGTTTCTCTTCCAATACCGATACCTGTACGAGTACCACCTTGCATGATTTGGTCCAATAGTTCTGATGGAGCATTTCCACCAAAATCACTTGGCATGAAGTGTGAACTATCGCCGAAGTACCATCCTTTTCCAAATGGAGTTTTTGAGGCGCGCATTACTGTGCTAGGCAGACCTAAACCCATTGTATCTGCAACAGTTGCACCAATAGAACTTAAATGAAGTGTGCGATCAGGTACAGAACTTAAATCTTCTGCATTGCGGCGCATTAGTGCTAAAGTGTCAACTAGATCAGAATTACCGTCAGGACCATATTGTTTAAGATACTTACGAACACGGTCTATCGCCTGAGTGTCTGCTTCATTTCCAATGATACTTGCTGTTTTAGGCGCACCTAATTCTTCAACATTCCTTAGATTATGTGCGACATCAGACTTTCTCCAAGGAAGTACTTCTTTTTCCCAACGAGCAGTTGCGTCATTGTGCTCTTTAACAATATTGGCATACTTAGATCTGGTACTAGGGGAACTATTCTGACCCCATGAATCAAAATCAGTTTTAGAACTCTTGTAAGCCTGTTTTGCATCTCCAACAGCATTCCCAACGATTTCTCCCTTGTTGACAAGGCTCTTTGCCCTTCCTTGTGCAGAACCGAGCATTTGTTGGATGCTTCTAAATTCATCGTAAGTTAGCGCACTGGGGTTATCTATGAAGTCGTTGAACTTCTCTATTTCTGAAGTCTTGTAATAAGAATCTTCAAATATTTTAGGATAATTCTTTCTAAGTTGAGAAGCCGCCATATGCATATTGGGAGCGTCTATAAGTATGGTTGTCCTTCCTATCTTTTGTTTCACAGGAGCATAGATAGCGTCAGCATGTTGTCTAACCTTCTCATCAGTTGCTAAAACAGATTTCGTTACTTTGTTTACGCCAGTGTCACCATCTGGAACAATCAGTTTGCGAAGTTTTTCAGTGTTTTTATTATGCGCCCCATGACCATAAGGAAGATTTGTAAGGAAGTTTTCACCAGAACGAATGAGAGTTCCTTCGTCAGGAGGTAGCAGATCACCTATGCCTGGTTTCAACCCCATATCTTTAGCAACTTTGTCAGCTTGTTGTGCTGATTTGTTACCCCACTTTCCAGCGAGTCCGGCCGCACCTTTACCAACGGTCTCGATTCCAGCGGAACCAATTGCTCCTCCTGCAAACCCTAGAGCGCCTTTTAGACCTCGCTCTGTAAGATCACCTGACGAAGTAAGAGCTTCGTAACCTCCTCCGATCAAACCGTTTAATCCTGCGCGACCTAACAATGTCTTCGCTGTACCACCCGGAATTGCTAACGAAGGCAGAACCTCACCTGCAAATTCACCGCCTTTGGCGTAGTAACGATTAGGAGATTGTTGATTAGCTATACCTTGATTCCAGTACTTATCGTTTTCTTCATCTTCCTTCTTAAGAGCAGCTCGTTCTTTATCTTTACCAAGTAACTTGTATCCTAGATCTAGTACACCGTGCCCTGCTTTTGTGAGCCCTCTTCCCACACCAATGGCCCCAGCTTCACCTCCTGAATACCCCTTGGCATATTCAGGAAGTTTAAAAGATTCAGGGTGTTCAGGGGATAAATCTTCAGAAGAAGGGCCGAAATTGTCTTCGTAGATTGGAGAAAAGTCGCTCATTTCTTCTTTCCTTTTTGGTAAGAACTGATATAAGCGTCTATATCAGCAGAACCTCTGAACGATTTGGCAGCAAATTCGTTCCAATCACGTTCATTTGGCATTTTACCACCGTGCGAATCTGCCCATTCTTGCTTACTGATAGGAATCATCTGCCAAAGTGTTTTATCGGTACCTGGAACAGATACAAGCTTATAAGTCAACGCATGGCTGAAGTTCTTAGTATCAGGAGTCCAATTGTCCATACGCTTTTCTTTGACGATATGTTTCTGCTTATTCTTCAACTGATCTTCTTGCAAAACTGACAAATAATTCAATAATCCTGTAAGTTTCAAGATACCTTGAGGATTGTTACGCAGATCCCCCAAAGATTTGAGAGTCGTTATCAAGTCAAGGTTAGATACAGCTGTTCCGGAACCCAGAGCCTTGATCTTTTCACGTGCCACATTCATAAGATTACCGAAGTAAGCTTGGTCATTTGAACTAGATTGTGCGATCTTTTGCTCAGGATCAAAATAGTTTACGAAACCGCCTAGCTCGGATTTAAACTCGTGCAATGGACCAGTGTTCAATTTACCACTCAGAACCATCGATTCCATAGGAACTATATTCTTACGCATAGCTCCGTGCTGAGTAATTGCTTCAGGTATGACCTTGCCCGCTTCTTCAGAAGCCAACTTACCCGCTTCACCTTCATATTCAGCAGCATGTTTCAATTGTGCAGGAGTTTGTAAAGGTGGAAGCCCTGATACAGTAGCCATTTTATCAACAGAAGCTGTTTGCCTAGGTGTACCTTGATAAGCGGGTGCAGTGGGGACAGTCAACCGTTGTTTTTGTTCAAGTAGAGTCGCTTTTGTGGTAGGGGAAATCCCAGGGCGTGCCAACTCCTTATCAATCTGTTGTATATCTAACGCTTGATATGTTTCATCAGTTTTTGGAAGAAGTTTCTGATCAGCAACCAGAGTAGTTGCGTTACCGTTTTCATTGATGTACCGTTCTACCTCTTCTGGTCCATACTTGAAGATTATATCGTGAGCTGTTTTGTCTGCATAGTTTGCAGCTTCTTTATCGTCCCCACCTTGTTTTAAGCGTTCAGTCAAGAGGATATTACGCAAAATAGATTTTTGACGTTGTTGCATGACGCCAGGAATAACGAGTTTTTGTTCACCCGTAACTTTGTTTATGCGATAAAAACCTGTATCTGGAGCCCCATGGACAACCCAATCGTCTTTACTACTGTTGACGTTTTTAGCGACCTTTGAATACATCTTATCAAAGGTATCTAGATCTAGGTTTTTAAGAACCGCTTCTTCTCTTCCGAGTTTGTGCTTAAACAGCCATTCTTTTTGTGCTTGTTCTGCTTCACTGCCTCTGGCAACGGAATATGCTGCGTTTGTCGGGGCGTCGTTGTTGAACATTCCCCTGACCTTGGCTTGGAAAGGCGTTTCTTTTAAACGAGGGTCTTCATCGTAGGCTCGTTTGATTCCACCCATAGCGTCGTTGCGTTGTTGTATCCAGCTAGGCAATTCGGCCAGAAGCTGTTTGATTTCATCTGGCATGCTTGCAGTAGGATCAGTTGCACCAAGATTAGCGACAGGGGTCAGCATGTTGTCCATTTGTAATCCTTACTGAGTTGTTCCAGGGGCGATACCTGCCAGTTGTTCAGTCAACCAAGAATAAAGCGCAGAGTTCGGATCGGCAGACGTGGTGTTGACTTGCTGTGTTGTCGGATTTATTCCTGACTTGAGTTGGTTCAACACACCACCCATCTTGCCCATTGCATCAAGCGGCATATTCCAAGTGTTTTGCCAGTTGTTGAAATCGGCAGTCAAACCTTCTTGATTGACTGCTCTGTTCTGAGCACCCATGTTGAACGTATTGCTTAAATCGTTCCAGTTCTGCTGTCCTGCCTGCAATGCGCCAGTGTAAATATTTTGTCCAGCTTGCAATGCACCGTTTGCAGCGGCTTGTCCTGCGGTATTCCAGGCAAGGTTGTTTGTCGCAGCTTGGTTGTACGCTTGATTCATTGCTGTACCCTGAGCATTGCTGATCGCCTGTTGATTATCCCTGATTGCACGATTTGTGAAATCACCATTACGTGTCGAGCCAAATTGACCATTTCCAGCAAACGTACTATTCACCCCAGGAAGAACATTTTCCATAAGGTTGCGATTGCCAAGTGTTGCGATCTGATCATTGACGCCAGACAAATAAGGGTTCAACTGTTGCTGCATTTTCGCAGGATCAAACACACCCAAACCAGCGGAGGCGGTGCCTGCGTTTTGCATCATGGTATTGCCAGCAGCATAGTTGTCACCCCATGCCCCGACTGCATTGGGTACTTGGTTCAACGCACTCTGTTGCAGAGGATCAATTCCAGCACTCATTTGTCCAGTGTAACCACCCGTCATGCCGGTGGTCGGATTGATCATGCTGTTGTAGTAGTCTTGTAGGAAGCCTCCAAACTGCTGACTCGGGGCAGTTACATACCCCGGCATCGTATAGGAGGTGGCGATATTATTAACCGTCCCAGGTTGTGCGACTGTTGTAGTTGTATCGGCCATATTATCCTCTCGACATTCCTAGATTAGTAGGTGAATAGATACCGTTTGTTGCAGGTGTCACTTGTTGAGCAGTAACTTTCGGCACACCGAAAATGGTTCCTTGTGGTGTTGCCCCCGCTCTAGCAGAATCACCCCGATTTATTGTTGCCATTATAGCGTTTTTACCCGCATTATTTGCGCTACTTGCTTGCTTACTCTTAATACCGGCAATAATGGCACTCATCAACAATTGAGCATTCTTATCCCCACCAACCGCTTTTGAAAGCGCGTCTTTGACTGTTTTAAGTATTCCCGAATTTGAACTAGAACTTGTAGAAGCTGAACCCTCTCCACCGAAGCCAAATAAGTTCAATATATCTGATTGACTTGCATCACTACCTAAATCTGGAAACAACGTCTGTGACAGATCGGACGTAGGGCGGTAACCTGCTCCCCAATTATCCGGGTTCAATAGGGCTGAATTCGGGTCACCCAACATTGACCACGGGTCGCTTTGCATAGATATGCCGTCGAGATCAATCTCACCCTGCATATCCTGAATAGTACCCAACATGTCTCCGAAATCAATCTCACCCTGCATATCACTAATGTCACCTAACATGTCTTCCATCCAACCCATATCACACCACCTTTCTGTTTAAGCCTAATGTCAAACTAGGAACATACATCCCGTTATTCGTAGTTTGGTAGCCGTTGTTCGTAACTTGAGAGAGTGCCCCGTTAGGTCTTCCAAATATTGTATTTGTTGCCGGTGCAATTGTCGTATCTGTATTCGCATTATTCAAAAGATCACTTATCGCAGCGTCACCTACGTCATTTGCAGAACCTGCTTGGTAGCTACTCAACCCCGCCATGATCAACGATTTTATCGACGGGTCCAAGGAATCCCACCAACTTCCAAACGTACCTGTTGTCGGAGGTGTCGTCGTTGTCGGAGGTGTCGTCGTTGTCGGAGGTGTCGTCGTCGTAGGAGGCGTAGTCGTCGTTGTCGGAGGTGTCGTCGTTGTCGTAGGTGGCGTGACGGTTGTCGTAGGTGGTGTGACAATCGGATCGGTTGTAGTTACCGGGTCAGGAACTGTTGGGTCAGGGAACGTCGGATCGGGATACCATGTGTCCGGCGTCGGTGTAACAGTCGTGCTGAGATTGCCAAGAACACCTGTACTGTAATCGACAGGGGCAGGGTCAGGGAATGACGGTTCAAACGTAGGATCAGGATACCATGTGTCTGGGGTCGGAGTTGTGGTTCCGATTGTTGAATAGTCAGCACCACTGTAATCAGGCTTAAGGTCTTCAATCGGATACGTCGGTTCTACCGTGTAGTTAGGATTGAGGTCTTCAATAGGAGTTACATTGTTTATGTTGTAGTCAGGGGTGAAATCAGGGAAAGGGTCGTCTAGTCCATTTACCGTGCTTCCTTCAAAGTCTCCAACAGTGTCCCAATTAATGTCGTTAGCATCGGGTTTTTCCGTCATCCCTGCCAAAACACCTGCCGCAGCTTGAGAAGTAGTCGCGTTGTCATAAATATCAGGCAAATCTTGACCAAACGGATCGTTTACCGGGGTGTATGGATCGGCCATTTGTAACCAATCGGACGCATCGAGAGTACCACCGGGAGAAGTACCAAGAATGTCCAATGCACCACTGTCTGCCCAATTAGTGTCATTACCATTGGCAACAGACGCAACCGAAGTAGTCTGTTCGTCAGGAGCAAAGTACTCAGGTTGTGGCGGGTCGATTGTTTCTACAATAGGTGGTGAATAAGGGTGTGTTGTGACCTCTCCTTGCCCGACTCCTGTGGCGGTATTGTATTCTTGGTCAGTCATGCCTTCCCGTTGATAGTCTTTGTCAAATGAACCGTCGAAGTTACCTGAATTTTGCGTAAGCCCGTAAGGATCATCACCACCAGTCAAATCGAAAATATCTGCCGCTTGCTGCCATTCGTAATCAACTGGCGTTTCAAACAACCCTTTGGCAGCGTTCCAGACTTGACCAAGTGCATTCTTAGTTCCACTCTTAAGTGCTCCATTAATTACCGAATCAAGTATGTCAGCATTTCCGCCAGTTATGTTATTGCTGATACCACCAGTCAAACCGCCTGCTGCGCCGTTTATTGCAGAGTCTAAGATGCTGTTTCCAGTGCCACCTGTGGGCATCAGAGCATTTACCCCTTGGTTTACCCCTGCGCCCACCAGCGGAGCAGTAATACCTGCCAGTATACCCTGTCCTATATCTCCGTTTGCCGCACCTGTTAAACCGCCCAACACGCCGCTATTCACAGTGCTATTGGCGAGCGTATTCCCTAGACCAAGAGCTTCAAGCCCTGTCACAGCATTGCCTGCCAATGAACCATATTGACCTATGACATCGGAAATTATGCTCGGAACACCATAGCTATTCGCTACCTGCGCCGCTATTTCACTAGCGTTCATGCCAAGATCGGCCAATTGCGTTGATTCGTTGAATGCCCCACCTAAGTTACCGAAACCACCTGCTCCAGCAATTGCTGCCAATGCTCCGAGTGGATTACGTTCATCTATGGCGGTTGCCATTTGCATTGCGTATCCAAGTGGAGCAAGCGGTGTGAACGATAGGATAGTTCCTATTATCCCGCCAAGGCCACCAAACATTGGATCGTGCACGTTGTTTTGTTGAACCATAGCATCTGAGTAGCCTTCGGCCATCTTATTGCTTAACGTGCTTAGTGAAGGATATAACTTGGCTAATTCAGAACCTTTTACCAAAACTTGGTCGGAAATCTCACTTCCAGGAGTAACGACATCGGCTATATTTGGATTCATCCAAGCATACGGACTAGGCGAGTCCATCGAGTAGTCTTGTATGCTAAGACTATCTTTAAGATAGTCAGGTACGCTTTGAGCTTTTACGTTTACATTATCGTTAGCTGTCCCAACTGTAAGACCACCTAAACCTGCTTGTGATAACGCTGTGTTGATCCTGAATTGCTGGTCAGGAAAATACTCAGCTAAATCGTTTAGATAATTTATATAAGAATCTGAAGGTGTGTAGGAATCCAAACCCGCTTCATCTTTTCCAGATGTGTCTGTCCAAGTACCACCTGAACCAACACCTAAATCATAAGCATCGTTACCGTAGTCATCCTTAGCATAATTTACACCCATACCCACATTTCTGAAATTTCCATTACCACTGGTATTTACAATCAAACCTGAATTTTGAATACCAGCATTGTATGCAGCATCGTAGTCTGGGGCAGTATATGTGGGATTACCTTCACCCCACAATTTTGCTTCACGAGTAGGTCCAATCCAATTTAGATATTCGGTAGGCGATTGAAAGAACGTCTGTGGGTCAATTGTGTTGTAGTCGAAGCTATCTTTTGCCCCGTAGTATTGAGAAACAATAGGATCAGCCAACCAACTGTTTATTAGTGCTTGATACTGGTTTACAGGTTGTTGTTGAACAACGGGCTGTTGAGCAGGTAGTAATTCGGCCTCCCGTTGGGCGGCTTGTTGGGCGGCAATAGCTGCACTTCTACCAGAATTACGATGCGTTAAGCTCATGGTCTTACGTCTCCCGGCTCAGTCCAAAGTATGGTTTTACCCATTTCGTAAAAACCATTTAACTCGTTTGATCTAAACTTCAAAAGTATGTGACGCTTTTGAATACGTGAATCTATCTTTTCTGTTGTTGCATCAAATGAGAATGGACCGTCTTCAATCGGTTGAGAATTGGCATAATCGTAACCAATGACACTGAGGTCAACGGAACCTTCTTGCAAAAAGTCAGGTTCAACACGAACCAATCTTGTCAATCGGTTCACACCTTGATTGGCAGGTAATCCGAAGTCAGCAGTCGTTATGTAGCTATCTATGGCACTTTCTTGATCGTCATCTACGGCATTTCTGCCACGTTCATGCAAGAACAGTTTATAGAGTTCAGTTGTGCTGGTTACAACGCCAACGTCAGTCGTTCCTGTATCGGCGTCTGTGCTTATCTTTGTGAAGTTTTCACCGACAGAGAATTCAGTCGATCCAATCAATTTGACATGAAAAGACGTTGCGCTACCATTGGCAACAATGTTCCCAATTGCCCCGGAAGTGGACCCTTTTATGCTGTTTCCAATGACGAATTCGCCCGTTGTTATCGTGTAACCAATGCTTCTTATCGTTCCTTTGTTAGAAGAACACATGATCGGATACTGAAACACTTGCGAGTAATAGCCAGATGAACGGTCTAATTCACAGTCGTACCACGTTTGTTCGCGCACGTTGTAGATTATGGCATGTGAACATTCCGTAGCATCACCCCTTGGGTAGAACCACCAAATCTCACCAAACCTTGGCACCTTCATAGCCCAAATCTTATTGCGATGCTCGTAGTTAAGGTTGTCAAACAACCAATTCAAATTGACGTTATTGGGTATCTCCTTGACTGTTCCACCTTCTGAGACATAGAAACGGTCGATACCTATCCAATAGAAAACACCGTCGTATTCTATGACTGAATTTTGAGCAACAATGGAGCAAGAACCTACGCGGGAGAACCTGAATATAGCTTGACCACCGATGTAGTCCATTCGGATCAATTCCGTCAAAGTCCATAGCAAACCTGCCGCACCCGAACCTGAATGAATAGGGAAACCCTGTACGATCTTGGCCCCTGAAACACGCGCTGTTCCAGCATCACCCGTCGTATAGTTCTGAGGTTCGTTGGCGTTTGACCAAGTGACCTTTCCATCGGAACCATACAGCACTGCGTAGGGCGCTGAAACAAAACAGCCACCACTAGCCACACCGTTAGCATCTGAAATAACTGTAAAAGCAGAAGAACCATCAGCAGCACCGACAATCAACTTATGCTCGGTCAAATCGTCAATATTCAACGCTGTTTTTGTAGGAACAGCCAGTACGATTGATTTGGTACTTCCTGCCGCAGCGTCGTACATCGAATCTGTAGACCACAGGTAATCAGTATCGCCTGTGAAATCAGAAGAAGGGGTTACATCAGAGACAGAAGAACCGCTGCCGTTGTTATCAACTTGAATCATCTCTATTTTCGAGTTAGAAAATGAGAAGATGTTGATCTGGTCACCACGGGACCAAACGATATTGTCTCTGGTAGGCCCAGAAATACGGTCTGAAATTAAAGAATAACCACCGATCTTTTTAGGACGACCACGTTGAAAACGAACCCATTGCCCGTCTGAATACATTTCACCGTCGAGCAGAGTCCCATCTCTTAGTATTCCGGGTTTTGAAGATAACAGTGATAGTTTTTGAATTTCAGACATAGTGGTTTCCGTAAACTGTATGTATCAACGTCGGCCACAGTTTCGTTGCCTGAACTGGTTTAAGTATAGCACATTAAACGCCAACTGAGCCCGCCATGTCATCTTGCAACATCAACCAACTATAACATTTTACAAAGATATCTTCCCCAGTTATTGCAGCTACTTCTGAGTAAGGTACGTGGTATCTGCGAAAATCAACTTCTGCTATTTCATCATTGATCGGTTCAGAAGCGTAACCAGCAACATCAATAGTAACCGTGAACCTACTCAACGGGTTTCTGGTCCTACTAACTTGCGCGGATACAATACGAAAATAGGCTCCGTTGAACGGTACGCCATACTTTGAATTAGATACGTTTACTTTTATCGCCATTTGATACTCCTTATCCAGTTATCTCAGATGTCCAGCAGGTAGCTGACCATCGAATGGTTTTCGCTGCTTCTCCAGTCACGGTTATAGCCAACGCACCGTTGGTTGTATCTGCTGCCACATTGACATCCCATGCAGCAGTATCTTCTGCCAATACTGTTTTCGTAACAGAACCAACTAAAGCAGTCGTTGCAGCAGAACCGTTCCTATCGATAACACCTTTAAACTCATATCCTGCTGATTCATTATCCGCATCAGTACGACGGGCAACGACAAGGATAGTGAATGCGTAAGTCGAATCGTTCGGTAAGACTACTTGATTGTACGCACTTACTGTACTGGTATCCGATGTTAATGCAGTAGGGGTCGCATTGGTTGTAATTGTACCGAGAACGGTTGTCCCCATTTGACCTGCTGTACCTCCACCAATGGCAGGCGTATAGTAAGAAGCAAACGCATATTTACCATAGATACTAGCTACAGAAGCCCCAACACCTATCGCGCATGAATATTTTGAATTAGAGGTACTAACACTAGCTCCATTTATCGCCACAGAGTATTGCGATGCTGCAGTACTAGAAGAACCGATAGCTATTGCACCAGTTTGATTCGCTATTGTACTGGTTCCAATACTTATCGAGTCTACCCCGCTTGCTTTAGCTAATTTGCCAATCGCAATACCATTCGCCCCAGTCGCACCATAAGAAGCAGTGTTGTTGGTTATTACGGCAGCAAACGAATCCCCGCCAACGGAGTAAGAACCACCGATTGCTACAGAACCTGCTCCTGTAGCGCATACGGCTGCGCTTCCTGAACCATTAGAACCAATGGCTGTTCCATAATTAGCAGCACAGTTGGCCGAATCCCCAAGGGCTACACCCTTGACGCCGCTGCAAGCAGTCGCTGTTCCTATTGCAGTAGCGTTAGTTCCAGCACCAGCAGAATTATAGCCGATAGCGACAGTACAGGTGCCTGTGGACTGAGCGTAAGCACCTAGTGATACTGACAAACTTCCTGAACCGATTCCAGATGCTTGTACTATCGACCACTTACCTGACGCGGAAGCATCCACACAAACAACTCTTACAGTTTGTCCAATCGGTACACTCCACGAATTGTCCCCTGTAGCAAACGTATCACTTCCTACTCTAGTTATCGCTATAGGGCTTCCTCCACCGTAATTGTAATAATAGAAATTAAATCCAACGCCTATTGCAGCACAAGATGGTAGCGTTATCGCCCCTGATCCAGATGTTGTGCGAATTATCGAGCCAACATCATTAGCCACAACAGAATACGCAGTGGTCTTATCGGACACTACCAACGTTGTACTGATGGTATCAATGCTACCTTGTAACTCAGCAAGAGCAGCGTTCAAATTGGTTGCTATAAGGTTTCCTGACGCGGCGGTTGTCAAACCGTTTGATGTGAACACACCAACCGAAGTACCGTTGACAGCTATCCCTAAATCTTGAGAAGAAGACTTGTAGATACCTGTGTTAGTCTTAGTTGCAAAGTTTATAGCAGGAGAGGCAGCGGAACCATCGGTAGCACTAATTGAAGATACGACAGTGGTACTTTGTGCAGAAACAATGTCTGTTCCATCACAAAAAGCGATAGTTCTAGATGTCTGAGCGACAGTTACCCCTGTACCTAACGAAGTCTTGACGATTACACTGTTTGAAGTTGAACAATTGTTATACGTGTAGTAAATCGCAACTACAGGAGGGACAATAACGGTTACTGTGGCCGATGGTGTACCTGTGAATGTCAACAGTTTGTTAGACGCTTCGGTAGGACTAAGCGTTATAGTTCCTCCAGCCGAAACATCTTTTGTCAATTGAGTGAAATTGTATTGGACGGATTTGCCCAATCCAATCGAATATAACGCTGAACCTGAGCAAGCTATTGTTAGAGATTCACCGGGTTGGATCGTGATGCTAGAAGCACCGTCAATCAATTCACTTGAATTCGGGTCTAATGTGACCGTCCCTGTTCCGCTATTTCTGAACAACAGGAAGAAGTCGTCGGCCAATGTTGCCACTGCGGAAAACGTGTAGGTGGCGACACCACCGGTATGAACCAATACTTTTGAACGATAGCTTGTATCTATGGTTATACCTGCGGCAGAAGTAACGACAGGGTGAGCTTGGTTCAAACTTGTTGAAACAGCCTTGATACCATAACCGATCAACGAGGCTGCATCGGCTGAAGATGAGCCAACACCATAAGAAACAACTGCCCAAGTACCCGCTTCTGAGCTATTGTCAGTTACAAAGATATACTTGGCTACACCACTAGAAACAGTTGTAACAGTGTTGCCGATAGAATCAACAATGGTTACGCTGTTTGTCCCGATGTTACGAACTAGAAAATCCTCACCTTTACTGACTTCGGATGCAAACGGAAGCGTCAAAATAAGACCAGCGGAACAAGTTATATCCATTATCGAAGATATATAACCGCCCGTTCCATCGTAATTGAACGACCATTGCAGCGTAGAGTCCGTAGTGAATGTCTGCGAAGAGTAGGTCTGTCTAGACGGATTTACCGTATTTGAACCAAAAACATCGGAATAGGTTGTCATTTTTGGCCCCTGTTAGAAGACTTATCTGTCATATTGCTTACGTTCTCTTTGTTGACTGCTGCGGCTGCACGGTCAAACATCATCTGGAATTCTTGCAACCGTTCGCTTGTCTTCAAGAACGGTTGAACCTCTAGCAACGTCGCATAGAGCAACAACTGCGGCGCATATTGTGTCGTCCAATTGGTTTGATTTGACGCATCCAACGGTTGCGGTCTTTCGTAATAGTTGACCGTTGCCGAATAACCCGCATCAGGGGTCGGAGCAATCAACCAATGTTCGTAATCGTAGTCTGAATACAAGGATGGTTCGTCTTTTAACGAGGTGTCAGGCCAATATGACTGGAGGTATTGTAACCCTCTCAGTTTCAAAAACTTCTTGGAATTACCAACGTCAATTGAAAGACTCTCAGTTTCTCTCCAACGGGCAGGTTTCTCAATAACAGGGTTGCCAAGACTTAACGTGAAGTTCGCTATTCTAAGATAACCTAGACCCCGTATTTCGCTAGCCAAACGATTTTCAGCCAGCATTATGAATCGAGGTATTTGTGCAGAAAACTCAGCGTCTGATCTTTCAGCGTAAAGCTGAATATCAGAAATCAAAGAATTGTAGGTAAGTGCTTCAGCCATCTAACGCCTCATCTAGTGAAGGTCTGTGAACCGTAATATTTTCAGGTTCTCTTTGATGCTTGCGATAAGGATCAAGGTCGTCTGAACAAGATTTACAAACTAACAGGCCAGGAGAGTTAGGATCACCCCGTAGTTCGTACCGTTGCTTTTTCAATCTACACCGCATACATACCCCTAGCGTGGGACTGTGTTTGTCGATTGAATGAAATAGCGACATGTTAGTAGTTGTAGACGCCGATATTCGGTATCAACGACACGGGAGAGTTATCTCGTTCTTCCATCTGTACTTCAGCCAAGGCATTTTGAGCCATTGTGGTACATAATCCGATACGTTCTTGTGGCGCACCAATGATTTCAAACGACAGGTTTTTAGCCAATTGCCAACAGATCGCATCCAGCCAACGCTGCGGAATGTCTAATGTTTCTGTAAGCGAACCAATATCGGCAATCTGACGCTGCCGATACAGTTGAACCGTGTTGTTTGCAGCAGTCGCATCACAAACAGGCCATGTGACCATAACCGGCGTCAACTGACGATCAAACCAGTATTGCAACGGTGTACCGGGCGAATGCTTATTCGGCAATGCCAAATAATCGTCCCTATTCAAACGATAGATAGGAACATCACGATAGCTTGAAATGTACTTCTTTTCAGTTATATCAACGACAGAAGAAGCTCGTAGTTTTACAAACGTCGTACCAACAATACCGTCCAACGAATACCACGCTGCCGTTTCTGTTGGAACAATCGTTTTAATGACGGTGTAGGTTATACCGTCATCAGAAATAGAAACTGTTACCGATGTTGCGATAGTGTCGATATAAACCATTCTGACATCAGTCGCAGTTGCAAATTCTGTTATTACTATGTCGCCCAGAGTCGTATCTGTCCCGCTGACTTCAGTCAATGTGCGGTAATTGGCGTTTGTTACGTCAATTGTACCGTCAGACAGTGTGTAATGACTTTTGCCTTCTGAAAGAACAAGAAATTGCTCTTCAAGGCACCATAGGTTCATCCCCAGATTGTGAAGATTCATAAGAACAAAATACAGATTGTTCTTAGCTATTTCGACTATCTCGGGGGTTTGTATTTCAGCAGAAAGGCCAATACGGCGCATGGCCGTATCCAGTATTGTTGATATTTTGACGGATGTTTGACCAACAGTCATTTTACACTCCTAAACAATACTGAGCAGTTTAACATAAAACTACAGGCAATAAAATTGGTCTATTTCACAATCTCTTTTGGTCGAACGTGCCAGTCGATGACCGCGTTGAATTCGGCAAGGCATTTGTCGAGTCGGGAGTAGTTTTCGGCAACATTGACCCCAATGGCTCGGGTGACTTCGGCCTGGTAGGCAAGATCAGCGGCACTTTCGGCAGGGGTCGCTGGAGTAGATGGGTCGGGGGTTGTGGGCAATCCGGTTTTAGCGCCACTGGCGTACTCCACCAGCACCCGGACAGAAGGGTCACACACCCCAGTAATAGCGTTGGCATACTTAAGGTACTCAGATCGAGTTTCATCTAGCCTCCGTTGGGTTTCTGCAAGTTTCGCACTGAGTCGGTTTCCCGCCTCGACGCCCGCAAGATACTGCTGATGCGCCTCCTCTGCCTGAGCCGCAGCAAGTAATCTATGCCGATCCTCGCACTCAGTAGTAGCGTCAGAGCGAATAACCATAACACCCCAAGAAAGGCCAGCGATAATACAAACGGTAGCAGCAAAACCGATCCAAACATTGCGGGGAATGAGTGCGAGGAAACCCATGTCATTTGTCACCCGAGTTGAAATCAACCAAATAAACCAATGCAACAACCGCGATTATCACCATTGGCACGCCGAAAGCTAAAAGGATTGGAATTTGTTCTGCGATCATTTGCTATCCAAGTAGTTTTTGAACACATAGCCGACAAGTAACGTCGCGGGGGCAGACAGGGCGGCAAGGATGGCTGCAACGCCTGCGTCTGACTTACCGAGAGCTAAGGCAGTTAATGAATACTCATGTGCCCATTCAGCTTGCACCCACAACATCCAGATGCTGATACCAAGAACTGAACGGCGAATGATTCCGCGCGTGTCCAGGAAGTCCCAGAATGCGGTGAACCAGTTGTTGAGCACTTCGGTCATTTTGTCCACCTCGCCATGCGCGGCCTGACATCGATATGCGTGAAGTTCTTGTACGAACCGATACCGTACCTTCCAGGGTACTTGCTGGTCAGATACTGCTGCACTTTGGCAGGGGATAAACCCTCAACCGTAATGTCAGCAGCCGTCCCTTTCATGTGTTGCGAATCTTCTTCGCCGCCCACACGTGCATTGTGTTCTTTGCAGCGACAACCACTGTTAATGTGAACAGGTTTACCGTATGTGGTACGAACGTCTTCCAGCACCCAAAGAAGTTCGTGATCAACTGCGGCAAATCCGCAACCACATGCACAAGCGAACTCTTCACGTGAGAAGTGGGGGCTGATCATTCCGGCTTTTCCTCTTGGTACTTGTCACAATGCGCGGCATGAGGGAACTCCCCACGATCAAATTCACAACAGGCCAGACGGTGTTGTTGCAATACCCAGAAACACGTCGCGCACTGATGCGTCAAATCACGCTCAGAACACCAACCGTATTCTTCAGGTCGCATTACGACGGATAGCCGGAAGGTTGCGAAATGTAGAAGTCCAACGTCGCAGTGTCTGTAACAGTATTCGTCAAGATACGAACAGCGGTTGAACCAAGGGTCGCAGTACCAGCAACGTCAGCCGTTCCAGCAGCAATAGCTTGGCTCCACGCAGCACTGTTACTAGGACTTGCAATATCAAAAATATTGGCTGCAATCTGCTGTGGAGTGAAGTTAATCGTTCCGCTGATATCCGCCATCAACGAGGCACTGGCGTTAGATCGCCATTCGATGGGGATAGTTTGACTGACGGATGCCGCAGCATGACCTAGACCAAAAGTAGCCGCCCCTGCTGTTGTTGAAGAAGAAACCCCGGTCAAAGTTTTGAAGTATTTGGTGCCAGTAACAGTTGCATTGTTTGGACCAGTTAGACCTGTTTCAGTAATAGCGTTTCCATCAACATCCGTACCTGTCAAAGTAAACGACAAACCTGACAAATTCGACGTACTGACAATACTGACTTTGTGCCCAAGACCGTCTGCTGTCGCTGTGGTCGTCGGGGTCCAAGGACCGGCACCAGTCAATGCGTTCGCGTTAAAACCTGCCGCTTTGATAGTAACTGGCGCAATAGAGATTTTGATAGGACGCATTACTTACTCCCAAAATATATCTCCCGCCGAAGCGGGAGAGTTTGTTACCGTTCTGCAACAACCAGGATGTAATCAATCTGAAGAGTTTCAGCAGCAGCAGTCGGTCCAGCTTTAATACCGAAAACAGTGTGCATCTCATCTAAATTACCAGGGGTAATAGTTTGACCAGTCCCCATCACCCAAGTATCACTACCATTCACAGCAGCGTAAGGGGTAACAGTAGATATCCCGTCAAAATAGAACGCCACTTTGGTCCAGGTGTCTGTGACAGAAGTCGCAAACGCACTCGTAGTAGACTGAGTTCCCGCATCGCTGACTTCAAAATTCAAAGTCATTGCAGTTTCAGGAGTCTTCCAAATCAAAGCGCCGTCGTAAGAAGCAAGCGGACCTGCTGCGTTGGCTTGCATACCACCTGTCGTGGTAGTGTCGGTAAGACCTACCCACCAAGTAGACTCATTAGTCGTAGCTTCAGCAACCTTAACACGAGCTTCCAACCACAACCGTTTACCAGCGGTGAATTTGAAGTTCTCTTGCTGAGTTACCATCGCATGATGATCATTATCGGCAGCAGCAGTTACGACATTGTAAATACCTCCAAGAGCATCTTGGAAGGCGTTTGTACCAGTGCCACCATCGTCAACAGACCCCCAAGTGATAGTTGAAGACGTAGTTGCATTCAACCCGTACATGAAGTCTTCGAACAAGACAATATACTTCATGGGGTACGGGATACCGATGCTAGCTAAAGGGTGACCTTCAGCGGCGGTAGTGATCCCGTTTGGAAATCGGGAAGTCAGCGGATTTTCAATCGGCATTTCATTCTCCTAAAGGTTTAGGGCTGACCGAAGTCAGCCCATTTTCAATTAAACGCCAGCGGTGCCGAAGATTTGACGCCAGTCGGTCCATCCTGAGCCATAACGCTCAGTGGCCTTGTAGCGAACAGAATCAGTCTCGAAATCACCTTCCATGGTTTTCTCAAGAGCGCGACGTTTCAGAACCTTCAGACCTTCAGGAGCATCAGTCTGCACGAACCAAGCGGTAGAGCTAGTCAGACGACTAACCACAGCGGATTCATCCGACAACATACCGATAGACTTCACAGCATTGATGTCGTTGTTGGCAGTACCGCTACGGAGAACGGACTTCAGAATCACTTCAGCCTGGAAGACATTATCCGGGGAGATAATAAGCTTCTTCGGGGTGATGCGAATCTTCTTGCCGTTGCTATCTTCAGCCTTGCGGATTTGGATGAGCATCTGCTCCAGAGAGGTCTGGGACAGAACAGCCGCAGTAGCGAGGACATTGGACTGAGTGCTGCCTACCGTGGGGTGGGAAGCAGAACACAAAACAACACCGTCACCACCGTTGTAGCCAGAAGTGAAAGCACGGTTCAGGTGATTAGCCAGAACGGTTTCCTTGGTTTCAACCATAGATTGAGCCAAGTGCTTGGAGAAGGTCGTACCGATACGGATGTGGTCGCCATCTTCAACAAGAACTTTGGTCAGAGCATAAGCCAGACCGTAGACCTTGTATTGATAACGAGTAACGTACAGTTGACCACCGGACTGATAGGTAACAGCTTGACCGTCCGGCAGTTCGGGTGCAGCACCCATACCGTACAGCATCACTTCTTCATGATAAGAACGGGGGGTACCCGTTTCTTCGGTCATGAATTGTTTCCACTCGTCCTTACGTTGATCATAAACACCATCAAACGATTTGTTTAGAATCGGTTCAACGATATTACGGAAATCAGTAACGCGCATTGGGGTTGCCATTATTCATTCTCCTTTATTAAGCAGTGCCAGCGTCATTCTCAACGACACGAGCGGCGCGACCCAACTGCGGGTTAGCAATACGAACGATGACACGGGTGTAAGTGTCGCCTGCGGTATTCTTGCCATCTTCAACAAAGTCGATGATCTGGAAACCACCAGTCGAATTGTCGGCAATAGGAGTCGCAGAAACGGTACAACTTGCAACGCCGGTCGAAGTGGAACCGTAAGGACTAGAACCATTGGACCAATCAGCTTGAGAACCGATGTCGCTCAGGGCAATTGCACCGTCAGCCATGACTTCAAACTCGTTTTGGTCGCCTTCGTATACCAACGCCCAAGCGGTAGTGCCCGAGAGTTGAGCAGTGCCAGTAGGCCAATAAGCAGACTTGATCGGTTTACCAGTGGAGTCGGTGTATTCGCAACCTGCGAAAATACCAAGGATAGGCATCGCGGCGATGGTTCCAGTACGCGAACCGTCCAAAGTGGACAATTCAATCGTACCTTCACCAGTTGCAGTACCAGCGAGAGAAACGGGATCACCCGAGAAAATGTTTGCGGCATAACCAGAAGCAATCGGGAAACGGCGAGCAATACCGTGAACCGTAGGCTGACGAGCTAGCCGGAAACCAAAGCCAAGTGCAGTAGTGGACATTTAGATTCCTTTCAATTGAAAACAGGGATTTTTACATTTGGCGAAAGACTAGAGAATCCTTCGTCATCTTTGTCGAAACCACCAAGACGCTTACCACCGGAATCTTTGATCGCTTCGATAGCATTGCTACGAATACGTTCTTCTTCCTCGTTGGGGCGATGATAGTGAAATTCTTCCATGATCTCTTGGTATATCTCTTGGGGAATTTGAAAGAGGATCATTTCATTCATCGAAACACAACCTTCGTATTCACCAGATTTAGACCGATAATGATCAAATCCAGGTATTTCTTCTGCTTTCACCGGGGTATAGCCCATCTTTACACGCTTATAAATCGGGTCATACTGATTCGTTGTCGAAAGCCATACATAATGCCAACCGGGTTTGGAGGGCGGGGTAGGCAGTGCTTCTTGACCAAACTCCCTGAACATCTTGCGACGTTGTTGGGAGGTACTCAATACGTCTTCCGTAGTTTCACGAACATCGCTACGAATGTTCCTAGAACCTGCGTCAGACTTTTTAACCATACGTTCATCCATTTTGAATCTCCTTAACCTTTAGATTGTTTGTCATAATCAATGTACGATTTGATCATTTCGCGCCTTGCCGAAGGATCATCCCACACACCTGCATCTTTCATTGCCTTAACTCGTTCAGGCGATAGCCGATACCCGGAAGTTGGTTTTGTAGCACCTTGACTAGAACTTTCAGTCGGGGGTCTTGGTTTTTCTCCTTTGGTGGATGTATTAGAGCCAGTATAGCTCGTGTTAAATCGATGTGGCAAATATTTTTGCAATCGAGTATCCAGTTCTTTCCAATATTCCGGTTGACGTGGGTCCCAACCTTGAGAAGCCATACCACCTTCAATAGATTGAGTTACTCGACTATCCTCGTCTTTACCCGTTACATCATACCACGGTTTAGATTCAATCCACCGTTGAGCATTTTGAACAATACCTGGGTCCAACGTCTGTTGAGGACGCTGAGACATTCGCTTGGCAATTGTCTGTTTAACGTTATTAAGGTCTTCCGCACGTTTACGGGCAGCATAATAAAGTTCAGTGGCATCGACTTGTGCCTGACCATCATTATCTTGAGTGGCTTGCGCCATTGCTTGACGCGAAAGATTGAGAGCATCGTTTGCATCGTTAATGGCTTTATCGATCTGAGCAATTCCAGATTGAACATTGCGCTTTTCAACGGTGTTCTTCCAAGAATTAACTTCGTCCAATTGACGGCGCAGTGTTTCAATTTCCCTACGATAGCTATCTTCTTTCTGCTTGCGATACTCGACTTTCTGCTTGCGCTCTAACCGACGACGTTCACGGATCGCTTCGCGTTCTTCAGGGGATTTGTCAAAATGATCTTCTTCGACTTCCTTTTCACGGTCATCATCGTCACTCGATTCAACCGCTACCGGTTCAAGCTTACTTTCACCTAAAGAAGCAAAATCGTCATCCAACTGTTTAATTTCATCATCCGATAGCGGGATGTCCTCAACTACAACATCGTCTTCTAGTGCCATACTAACTCTCCTTCAGAGTATCAAGCGTTGATAAATTCGTACTGCGTATTCAACGGATCACCTTTGATCTTTGCAATCAATTCGTGGTCGTTAATCAACATGAAAACGCAAGGTTCATCGGGTTCGGATGTGATCGTTACTTCAAAACGATCACCACCGTATTTCGGAACACGAACAAAGGAGCCGACGTCAGCCCAAACACCTTCAGGCCAGGGTTCCAATGTGTCTTTCTTCTTAAACGCCAATGGACCTATTTCAACCACTTTGGCAACTTGCGTTGAGTATTTCTCGGAATCCCGTGTCTCATTGACAATCAAAATCCCACCCGCAGTTGTTTTCTTCACACGTCGCAATTGAACCAAAATACGTCCACCAAGAGGCTCGATACGTGAATCAACGTCGGGAAAAGCCCACTCTATATCGGTCATTCAACTTCCTTCGAAGTAAGGTTAATCGTCCTTATCGCTATCTAAATCTAACAAAATCTGGATAGCTTCTTTTAGGCCATTATAATGACCCACTCGCTCCCTATAGGACGGATAGTCGGGAGCGGGGTTTTCTAAAGCACTCTCTTTTAGCTCATCCAAGCGATCAAAAAGTGCTTTAATCTGGTTGCTCATCATTTCTTCTTCGGAGGTTTGACTGCTTTCTTTTTCGTTCCGCAAGACATCTCTTTTCTCCTATACGTTAAAACCTAACTTTATATCAAGCTGCGAGTAAAAGCCACTCATCTTCATGTTTCTTTTTACGTTTAATTGCAATTTGTTTGACGTTATGCGCTATCAGCTTTTCAACTTCTGCTTTTGAAACTACAACAGCTTTAGGTTTCGACACTGAAACCAGTTTCAACGGACTCTTTGTGATTGCATCTAAAACATCGTCAATCTCTGCAATCAGACTTTCATTTTCAGCATTGCGAGTAAACACCGGAGCGCGTGGTGCTATGCTAGGGTAAGGGGTACTTTGCTCAACACGTGCTGCTGCGCGTCTACGGGGTTGCTTTTTAACCTGTTTTGCCGCCTTTACAACTACAGGCGCAACGGTTTTAACTCCAATCCCACGTTTCTTATGATCTTCTTCAATCGATTTGGCATAAAGCTCGTACATCCAAAGACGTGTAACACCTGATCGTTTGTTACCCATGTTTTGGCAACATTCAGCGATCTGCGTAAGCTTGTTTTTATACGATACCCCTTGAGGATGCGACCAAATCGCATTAGATATCGCAACATTGTCTTCAACCGTCAGGTCAACCATTACAACACGCTAAAATCTGATCCAATTGTTCGTGAGCAGCAATTGCGTCTGGATGTGCCCATACAGCATCTGCAATAGCGGCGATATCTTCCGGTGTTAATGAACTCGCCGCAGCCCATGTGATTCCAGCACTTTGTCCTGTAAGGGTGAACGTACCGTTCTGAGCAACGATAGAACGACTGCGCGTAATTGTTGCATTCTGCCCTGTCAACGACAACGTGCCATGCTGCGCGATTAGGTCATAAGCACCTACTGTTGTACGTGTTATCGTCGCACTTTGTCCGGTTAGCGTCAGCGTTCCGTTATTGGCAGTTATGACCTTGCTACGCTTGATAATTGCACTTTGTCCCGTGAGGGTCAGCGTGCCGTTGCTTGCGACGATCCGTTTACTTCGAGTTATCGTCGCACTTTGACCAGTTAGTGTCAGCGTACCTGCTTGCGCGGTTAGAACTTTGCTCTTGGTGAGAGTGGCAATTTGTCCGGTTAGCGTCAGCGTCCCGTTATTGGCAGTCAGCGTGTATGCTGTGCCACTCAGCGTCGTCCAACCATCTACATGAACGACGTTTGAATACGTCGTACCGTCAAAGATTACCGCAGCAGAATCGTATTCAGTCGATGCACTCAGCCCAGTCGCATCAAGATACTGACCTGATCCTGTCCATGTCGCATTGCCTGCCCACGATGCCGCTGCACCTGTCGAATCCTGCCCTGCGACGATCTGCGCGTTGCTAGGTGTGCCAGTGCCTGCGGGGTAGGTGACGATGTATAAAGTTTGCGGCATGTCAGGTGCTCGCAGTCAATCGCCCGCCGCTGCTGGTGATATTGCTCACCGCGAGGGAGGATAGGACCGGGAATGAGGGCGATGAAACGTCGAAATAGATGACACGCTTTTTGGGTTTGAAAATTTGCCAGGGGTTATTGAATAACTCTTTTATTTCGGCATGACTTAATGGCCTTCCAAACGCATGGACAAAACTTAGCCCCCCATTTAGGTAATCTTGATAGCCTACATACGATCTAGACCCAAGTCTTGCTGATGTAGTTGAAGTTGGTATTGCTGTCGAGCATGTTGTACTGTTTACTAAAACTCCTTCTACCCAAACCTCTGCACGATTGTTTGCAGGAGAATACACAACGCAACATGTTCTGACGTCTCCAGCAACTGGAGTTCTGCCTTCTGCAATTTCATTAGTTCCAAGTGTGCCGCCTCCATTAGCATAAAACCTTGTTCCTGATCTTGATGGCGTGCCAGTATAATAAAAGTTTTCAAGCGTGTAAGAGCGACCACCAGTATTATCGTCTTTTGAAAATAACGAATGCCCAACACCCGATCCTGTTGTAGAAATCTTATATCTTAAAAATACAGTAATACTTTTGTTGGTAAAATCTACATCACTTCCTGTACCGCAGTCTGTATATTGACTACTTGTTTTTATAAAATTCTTTATCCTACCTAAACTATCCGCGTATACTGTCGGACCATTTATATCTGTTAATGATTTTTTATTAACAGAATTAATTAAAGAGGTTGCTGCTGACCAGGAGAATTGTAGGTTATTAGTAATTGGGTTAAAAAAATCTACGTCAACCACTCCTTGCGGCTGACGTTTCCACCGATCCGGAAGAATAATCGCAGCCACGATTTACGCCGAATTAGCCGAGATATTGGCTTGATAGACGTTGCCAGAAGTCAACGCAACACCAAGATCGTTTTTGACAACCAATTTCAAGTACCGCGCAGTCGGCAAACCACTAAGGCTGAAAAACTTGCGATGCACATTGGTATCAACCATCGGTAACACACCAAGGAAGTGCAAATCAGCCTCTTCCGTAGTCGTAGTACCGCTTTCAGGACCTGATCCATAGTTGCTGTTATCCAGGCTGAACTTGCAGAAGAGGACAAGTTGCTTGTTGCCAGACGGTGTTCCGTTGGCGTCAGCCTCAACTTCAAAAGTAACGTCAATCGGAATCGCTGCACCCAAATCAATCGCCGAAGACATGACGTAAGTCGCACTCGCCAATGTACCAAGATTAAGAACTGAACTGCTGCGCGTGCCTTGCGCTAAGGTTGTTGTGGTCATGGTTTAGCCCCTTGTCGCTTGCGCGATCTGTTCGATTGTCACATTGCCAAGTCCAGCCTGTTCCGCCCGTGAAATCAGCGTATCAGCCAGACTCAGGATCACCGCTTTGTTCACTTCGGTGAAATCCGGGATCAGCGTTTCATCGACCAGTCCGTCCAAGACTTGCTCGAACTTGCCGAGAATCATCGGGTTGCTCAGATCGAAGATCGGGAACACCTCCAACGCTCTCTTGGCAGCTACACAAGCTGGCTGTTGGCTGGCCTCGATAGCGATCAACAAATCGACCAGCATCAAATACTGGCGAATGTCGTGACTGGCGACCTTACCCTTGGCCGGAATGTCTGCACGGTTGAGAACGGCTGCAACCACGCCGTCTGCCCCAGCTTGAATGTGCGGTGCGAGTTCTGCGGCCAGCGGGCCGGAGGTGAGTTCTTCGAGTAGTGTGGTCATTACGCAATGCTCCCTTGTAAGACGCCGTTAGTGGCATCTAGGTCTACCGTGACGGTTTCACCGACCCCGACAGCTTGAGAAGAACCGTAGTCCCAACTTCCGACAGCACCGGAAGATGAACCTACGAGGACTGCGTAGCGGAACGAGAAACCTGCACTAGCTCCAGTCCATGCAGCAGGATCAGCAAGGACCAATTTGTACGTTCCGCCAGTTTGAGTTGCGCTTGAAACGGAGGCACTATTACCACCCGTGGTGTACCCGTTTCCGTTAGCGACTTCAGTCAGCGTTCCTGCAGTAGCGTCAATTGCCGTAGCAAGTTTGACTGCCCAAGTTTCAGAACCGAGATTACCTGCTTCGAGAATTGTCTCAATTGCAGGAACGAATTTTGTAAAAGATGAGGTTGGCATTTGTTGCTCCTAAACTAAACCCAAGGTAAATCGGGATTCCTAATTCTGTCAGAAAAATATGCTTTACGGCAGTGGTCACGGTCCACTTTGTCTAATAACCGGCAAATCCATCTGCAACCTGGGCAATCGTGTGTCGCTTGTCTGCGGTAAAGACGACCTGAAATTGTTTCGGCGCGACCACGGAACCAGAGGTCATTTATCGTAATGTCTACCCAGATTAACCATTCCCATATGCGGTTCATGGTCTATCCAATCCGTGTGTCATTGCAGCCCAGAGAATCGCAATTGCTGCCAAAACTGCCGCTGACCATTTGATAAAATCACCAATAATTTTAAATGCCGAAATACCAACCTGTGCGCTATCCCACGATTCGATCATTTCTCTGAGTTTTTGCATTTCTGCATCTGTTAAATCACCCATGCGCGGCTCCCCGTAATTTAAGCACCATTTTTCCGATAGATGAAAAGAAATCCATCGCTGGTTTATTCACTTCCCAGTCATTTATTAATGTGGCTAACTTGACGACTTCGTGCGGTTCCAGTCTGTATTTCACACACTTTTTTAATAATGGACAGGTGTCGTCGCAGTTACTAATTGGACCGCATTCGGTATTCATTTGTTAGCAGCGACTTCTGCTTCAGACCAAGCAATCAGTTCGCCTTGTGCGTTGTGAAGAATGCGCTCGATTCCGACTACACTTCCAATACCCATAGCTGCCCAAATCTGTTTAGTTTCAGAAAAGTCAGCACCTGTGTCAGCATCGGTGATTTTCAGTGTTACTTCGACTTTGTATTTCATGTTCATTCTCCAATGTCTAATTCAGAACGTGCGCCAATCATGTCGCCATTTTCGTCACGTATCGCAGTTGTCTTCCTTGGTGCGCGACTTGCTTCGATTGTGGCTTGTAAACCTTGCATCATTAATTGCAAAGGTTCATTCATATCGGGTTTTTTAACTTCTGGAACAACAGTAGACAGATGTTGTTGCGCCAATTTAGCCGCCTCGATCTGTAGTGTTGTCGCATTATCCTCACGATTTTTCCACATTTCAACCATAGCTTTGCGGAAAGCATCTTCGCGTTGAACTACGATACGTTCCATATCCGCTTTCGCTTGAGTCTGATTTTCTAAAACTCGTGACATTATTTCTTTTTCACGTAGTTCTTGTTCTTTTTGCATCTTCTCAAGTTCCATCTGATGCTTACGTTCAGCATCAGAACGCTTCTGTTCCATTTCAGTCAGTTTCGCTTGGTAATTACGCTCAGCTTCTTGACTGCGACGCTCTGTTTCTACCTTTTGCGCTTCTGTCATTAAGCGTGTAGACATTATAGTAGGATCAGGATTCAGCCAATCCATATTTTCTTTAACGAAAGCAGTTGCTTCGGCTATGACGCCAATGGTTTGCTCTGCTAAACTGGTATCTTGATCAACAATCTGCATAGAAACCTGCGCCATCAGTTGTTCTTGCGGCGGTTGCTGTTGTGGCGCAAGTTGTTGTGGTACTTGGCCCGGTAGCTGCGGCGGTTGCTGTTGTGGCGCAGCTTGTTGTATCCTTGTGGCAAAGAAAAGACCTAAATGTTCTTTAAGATGGTCCAAAACCTTCATCGTTATCGGAACCATGATCGGGTTCTTACCTAACATAGGATCACGAAGATAATTTATGTGAACCACTATGTGAGACATGTGATCTTGTTGAGGTGCAGTGATAACGGGTTTACCACCAATCCATGCTATCATTTCAGAAGCAACATCAAGCGGTTGCGGTTGTTGCGGCATCGGTAACAGCCGATCAACATTGTTTACCTTCATCAACTGCAACATCGAACGATGCAGTTCCAGCTTGTTGTATTGAACCGAAGGATCGCTAGCGGCAAGTTGCAGAACACCTTGCATCTGGGCAAAACGCTGCGCTTCGCTGAATATGCGCGGGTCACTTACCGGAGTGACGTTCTTCATCGAAACGGTGTTAGGGTCTAAACCGTATTCTTGAAGTTCGTGTTGACCATAGGTCTTCAACAAACGAATAACAATGTCGAACTTCTTCGCTTGGCTGAAGTGCAACCGCGAATGAATGCTGGAGAAGATCACCGCACCTTGTTCAATAAGAGCTTGAACAGTCCCTACGGGCGTATTAGCAGTGGCATCTGCGATCTTTTCGGATGCAGTGCTGACTACCCCCTTGGCAGCGTCCGTCAACCACCCTAGCAACTGGAATAGGACCGGGCTAGGGGCATTGAACGGCATCGTCATCAGATATTTGCGAATATCGTCCGTCCCGACAGGACCTTCGATTTCTACAATATTCGTGACATCAACTTGCTTGGTTTGACCGTTAATCCTCGACCCTTTTAGTTTCAGAAGAGTCGGAGCGTTATTGATGTGTGCGGAGTCTAAAAGAGCGCGAAGAGCGCCGGTAGAAGCAGCAGATAGACCACCAATAAGGTGTGGAAGTCCAATTCCGTACGCACCCATCCAGTAAATGAAGACATCTTCAACAATCCAGTCCAATTTCTGGAAGGTTTGGTCGTTTTGGTCCCAATTACGTCGAATTGCGAGAATATCTTGTTCATAATCGTCAATGGTTATGATATAGGGTGCGCGATTACCACCTGAGAAGGTGTCTTCTTCCGTTTCCAGCCACGTGTAAACTTCGTAAATTGTCCTTACACCGTCATCGTTGTATCCAACGGACTCTTTACCTTCGATCTTCTCATTTGCTTTTGACGATAAACTCTTATCCGGGTCTGTGGACACAGAAATCGAGCTAATATCACGGTAAACACCTGATTTGACCCGTTGTTCGTAGTCGTATTTGGAAACGTACTGACGATGCGTGATTCGTTCTGAATCGTAGAAGTTTGTTGAGTAAAACGGGATGAAAATGTTGTCTATCGAGACAAATTCGGAGCAAATACGGTTTTTTGTCGTACTCCAATACAGTTTCATGAACTGACTGCCACCCAAAGGCAGTTGTGTCAGCAGTTTTTCTGTCTCAGAACGGTATTCTGCAATGCGTTTTGTGAACTGATTGTTCAAACAAAGCGCAGTTTGACGGACAACTTTCTCCTGTTCAGGATCAAGGGCGCCGTCTGACTCCATTTTGACCGGGCCACCGGCAGGGAACAGTTCTTTAATGGCACGTGAAGCAAAATCAATACAAGATTCTGCCAAAACAGGATGGACAACTTTGGATGCACCTGAAAAACCTGCACCACCGGGAGCATCATTACCTAAACCAGTACGACGAAGACCATCTTCATATTGTTCGTCACGCTTTTTACGTGCTTCTTTGTCGTTATCGATCTGTTCAAGTAGTTCGGTGGCTAAATCCTGTAGATAAGTCGTTCCAAGGTCTTCAGCCAGATTATCGTCAAACTGTTGTTCAGCTTCTTGATCTTCTTCATCGGGAACGATAACACTTCCGTCTTCCTGTTCGATAAACTCGGCATTCTCAGAATCGTCAAGATCTTCGTAATAGGACTCTTCTTCCTGTATAGGAACAATAGGATCTTCAGGTTCCAGATAAGAAGGGTCGTTTACGTGGATCATAATGTTTCCTGAAAATTATTGAGTCAGTTTAGCACATTTTTGAGGTTGTGCAATAAGGTGTTAAATACCACCTCCGATTAACGACCGCCGATATTCGTTATACCAACTCATCAGACCGGCTGCAACATCTGTGTCCCCAGGATAGTCTAACAACGATGGCGGGTCATATTCATTCTTTGAGCGATACCATTGCCTAAACGCTTCGTCATCGTCCAACTGATGTGCGATATCTTCACTAGTCATAAACGATTGATTAAATCGTTGCATGTCAACATTATCCAACTCGCTAACATCCGAGAAGTTACCAGACTTCACGAAATCTTGAAGATACGGAATATGTTCGGCTTTCGGTTTACCGTTGTGTTTGCCTTTGATTTGATTGATGTTGAATTTAGGAGGTTCTTGAAGATATTGTTGATATTCAGGCGTTTCAGAAGCCAACTGATCGTGTAATTTTATTCTTTCACTCGTGGAAAGTTTAACCCCGTTCTGTTTAAGACCTTCATAATATTGATCAAATTTAGAATCTATCTGTTGCTCTATCTCAGGGTGATTGTTTCTTAAATAGAGGTAAGGTGTAACTTCTTTAGGTTTCACCGTCTCCACCTGAGCAACAGGTTTTCCGTCAGGATCGAGGAGAAGATTGACACGCGAATCACCTGACCCGTAGTTTCGAAGCATGTCGTCGCCTTGCGTACACCATCCACCTTTTTCGCCGCAGGCTTTTCCGATCTTGAAGGCTTCTTCAGAATCCGCAACGTCAGGTAGGCGTACCATGCGATAACCGTCGGGGTATTCTTTTACAACATTCCAATCGGGGTAATCACGAATTGCTTCGTTTGATTTCTTTTCTGCTTCGATCGCCATGCGGCGGCGATGTTGGTTGACTCTTGCAACGAGATCAACCATTGATTCCATAGAATTCCTGCGCGGATTTGCGAGGTCTTCAGGAGTAAGACGAAGATTGGCAGGAAGGTCGGATGTCGGGCTGAGCGCGTTGCCGATTTCGTCGGTGAGATGGTCTAGTCCGAGATACCTTGGTGCGGCAGTGTCAAGAGAATGAACAGAGCTTTCTGGAGGAATAGTTGTTAACCAAGGGTTTTCAGATAGAAGTTTTTGGTCTATTACTGAAGGGTTTCCTGTGAATTCATGTAAATATTCATCAGCTTTCTCAGGTGTCGCAAGCCAGTCCGATTCTTTCTCCCACTGTCTACCCAATTTCGTAGACGCAAACCCCTCTTCAGGGAAGCCGAGTTCTCTTCGATTTACAAAATTTGTTATCCGATTGTCAAGTTGATCAGGTTCATAATGTAAAATGCCCGACATTTCATCTTCGTAACGTTCACGAGCGCGAGTGATATCATTTGTACGTTTAACTAGATCTTCGTCGTTTGGATACTTGTTAAATGCTTTTTCTTTTGCTGCGTAATATCGATCTTCTGCTTTTTGAGCAAGGCGATCTGCACGCAGGCGAATCGGATCTTCCGGAGTTGCCATTGAGTTCTTGATGTAGTTTACGAGCGGGCCGTCGATCCATTGGTTCGTTGCTGCTTGTGGTTCTAATCTAGCGCGGTGACCTGCTAGATTAGAAACAAGTTTATTATAGAGATCAGGGTTACTTGTTTCTAATCTAGCTAATTCTTCAGGAGTGTATTTGGCGTTCAACTGTTGTAATATTTCTTCAACAGGTTTTCCTGTCGTTCCGTATGTCTTTTTCAACCCCTTCACAGCGTTTTCAACCGACCCTGTCAGCCAGTTTCCACCTTTGTTCTTGATGACGCCGAGTGCTCCTTCTGCAGGAGTTGGAATCGGCATGTCGAGCAGGCGTTTATCAGGAATCGGGATACGACCAGTGTGCCCTTTTGTCAACGGATTGAGACCGTACGACATATCGTCAAGAAGTTCGGGTGATTCACCGAAGAGAAGTGAGCCGATTTCGTGCCCTGCGCCGTAACGATTCCACGGAGAATCGGGATACTTATCTGCGGCAAGTTTCTTCGTTTCGTAACGATTCAGAAGTGCTTTAATCTTCTTTGCAAGATCTGCTTGTGGTGCGATCAAAGCATTGCGTGAAGGTGCTTTAACAGAATTTTCACGTTCTTTTAAACCGTTCAAGAATTCGTCAATAGTCTGCATGATCGCCTGCGCCGAAATGTTTGAGCGCAGTATAGCTCACCTATTTAAACTGCGTAAGGGTTTACCTTTTCAGTTCCCCATTCTTCTTCATCTTCGTATTCTTCTTTTTTAGGTTCTGGATCAATATAAATCCATTCTTGATCACGGAAGACGCTCAACGCCTGTGTGGTACAGTCAACATATTCATCGTGTGCGCTATTTGGGAACGAGCAAACCTCTCGTAAATAATCCTCAGCCCATGTCACAAACTCCCCTGGAACTTGCTTGGATTCTGGAATATAAACACGTCCGTTTAGGACCAAATGGCTGACTGCATGTAGACGCATCGATTTATCAGGCCTACCTGGATTATACTTCCTTATCGGCAATCCAGCCCGTTGTAAATCTTGAATCAAAGGGATGCCTGAACCTTTATCTTCAATCAAAAGAAGATCAACGGGTGCTTCTTGATCACCATAGGTTGCCTTGTAATCCTCTACAGCGCGAATACGGAGTTCTGGATATTTCAAATGTTCAGTCCAACAATCTAGAATCATCACGCAATGAGGTTCGTCTGGACCTGGACGAAATACGCCAAAAACAACGCACCCTGTGGGATCGTTTTCTGTTTTCTCTGTAAATGCGGTGTCGTATGACTGGATGACATATTCAAAGACCGGCATTGCTTTCTTGGCGGACCATTGCTTAAACCAGCTCCGTTTCAATATTCCTGATTCTTCGATGTCGATCAGCTCTGCGTAGATCTCCTGACGACCTAGATTTGTTCCTTCATATTGCGTAATCTGCCGCATGAATGGTGCAGCAAGATTCGTCTTGTTCTCGTAAGTGCTCCCTGTCGTCATTACGATCTTATTGATCGGATGCCTTGCGAGCTTGACCAACTGCTGGATCAACGGAGTGGGTTTCGGAGTCGTCGTTACGACGCATCGAGGGTTTGTTCCAAGGCGCAAACAGAATTGCAACATATCAAATGTCATCTGCTGCGTATTGATATCGTAACCAGCAATCTCGTCAACCCATGCGAAATCAAATTGAGGACCACGGAGACGTTCAGGTTCTTCTGCTGAGAAGAGGGAGGCTTGCGCTCCATTGGGCCACGTGACCCGACGTTTCGTTGACTCGTATAATGGACGCGCCCATGGAGGGCAAACGTTGACCAGACCGGATTGACCTTCTACCGCAACGTCGCGAGCATCACTGGCCGTTGGTGAGATGACTGCGATACGACGGGCCTGTCCTGTTTCAACCATCTCTCGTGCGAGTTCAGCTCCGACTCTCGTCTTGCCGAATCCACGACCAGCTAGTAGGATCCATGTTGCCCATTGTTTGCGGAACTCGCAAACATCATCGTTAGGATTTGGTACTTCCTTGATCCATACGTTTGGCGTAAGATGTTGGATCGGTTTCCATCCGTCTTCATCTGGAGGTTCGTATGTGATTATAACGTTTGTCTTTTCACCTTCGGTTGACATCGCTTCCTGTTGGTGGCAACTAGGAAAATTCTCGATTTTTAATTTTTTGTCTGTCTGACTTTGAGCACGCAGATACGCACACATACAATAAGAAGTCGCTTTCGATTTCTTATGATCGGGAGCCAATTGTTTTGGACGACCGAGGAACTCCCAATCGAATTGCAACTTCGCAGCGTCTTCGTCTGACATCGCACGAATCATCTCTGCGCGTTTTTTAGCAGGAAGCATATCAAACTTTTCCCTTGCACTAAGGTATTCGATTGAAGGCTTGTCAGTCGACTTAAGTATGTATTTCTCGGTCACAGTTCACCCAACTTTCCTGCGAAAATTTCGTTTATCGCATCTTCATAAATAGGGTCACTACGTTTTGTTCTCAACCATTTCATTGAAGGATCATAAGAACCTGCTTCTACATCTTGTAAAATAGATTTCAAATCATCTGGTTGATCTTTCCAAGGGCCAAAATTAGGAGTTTTTACCGAACCGACTGGGCCAGCGACATTAGGAGTACTTGTCGGCCCCATTGCCCAATTATCAAGATTACTCTTAATGTAGTCTGACATCTTAGTATCTAAAAATTCATCTACTTCCCTAGGATCATTTGCGTTTTTATAAAGAGTGGAAATTGCGTCATCTCCGAAATCTGCCCTAATCATATCTTTTATCGAAGTGTTTGCAATATTATCTTGAAGTTCTCTAGTCGCTAACCAAAAATTATCGGGTTTGGTTCTTATCAATTGATCAAGGCGATTCATAGCGTCATAACTGATATCTTCTTCATCTATCAATTTAGCAACATCAGTTGGATCAGAGATTTGATCAAATATCTCACGATTCAAATACGGGAAATAATTCGAATCTGTAAAGTTTCTAATAACTCCGAGTTTGTCTGCCAAAGAGAATCCTTGTTTTGCCACTGTCGGAGCAATCGAAGCGACTTCGTCTACTAGCGATTTACCGAGTAACGGTTCATCAAGAGCCTTTGCAGCGAGTTTTCCCAAACGGGGAATTTGTGAGGCCAATGCCATCGCTCCTCCGATCGCCGCACCCTGTTTAACAAAATTTCTTCGTGAAGGTGATGTCATACCTTTTGATAACTGATTCAGAATTGATTCACCGCCGCGCTTTGCTAATTTTGTTCCTAATTGAACTGGAGCGTAATACGCTCCGACTTGACTCGCCGTCAGCGCATCCATCGCAGCGCGAACCTTACCGCTGGTAAACGCTTTTCCAGTCGGATCCGTGCGATTCGGACGGTCAAAACCTTCTTGAGCCAATCGATCCATTGCGTCAGCGGTTTCATGCCCACCTGTCAAAAAATACGGAATAAATGGGATAATGTCGGCAGGGGAACCCATTTTTCCACCTGCATCAACTAATCTATCGGCTATCGATCTTTGTACCGGGGCCACTCGTTCAAGAACTCTTTGATACAACGGTCTAGGGACTTCTGTCAGAGAAGGAGATGAATTACCACCGTTGCGTTTGATCAAATCTAATAGTTCTTGTTCAGTCATGATAGATAACCTTTGAAGTTTATTGTCGAGTAGTATAACTCAAATTTAGGTCTATCGTCATTTTGAATCCTCGTAATCGATGTCGGTGATTTCTGCTTCAATGGCACTGAGAAAGTTTTGCTTGACTTCAGAAAATTGGATAGGGCCTCCGTTTGCGCCCGTAACTTCTGTAACTTTTGTTTCCTTCCAACCTGCTCTTGTCTTCAACCAAAAGCGCACCATGTCCGTGTCGCCTCCGAGGGCACTCTGGAGGGCGACTTTTGCTACGGCTTGATTGATGCGTTGTGCGCTTGTCTCAATCTCGTATTTATAATACTTCTCTAAGAGCTTGGGTTCAATTCTCAAGGTCGCAGCAATGTCTTGGACACTGAGGCCCAATGCGGTCATTTGCTCTACCTGCTTCGCTTGCTCAAATCCAGGGTCAAATCCAGGACTACCCTTGATGTTCGCCTGATTAATCAATGCGTCGCTTATGTTCTTTGACCATTCGGGCAGGAGATATTGTGCAACCAAAGGATCTCGGCCAAGGCCTGCAGGACCGTTCTCACCTCCAACCACATCAGTCAATAGTTCGCCTTCGGCGTTGTAACGCTTAGGAACAAATGGTTTGACTACCTCAGGAACAAAGTCTTCACCGAGGCTGAACGGTTCTTTTTCGTCGTCTTGCTTGCGTTTGCGAGGGCGTGCCATGTTATCTATCCTTTGTCTTACGAAGATTAACCAATCTTCTTTATCGAATTGTACCATAATTTTTGAAATTTTAAAATTTTTTGTCGTCTCATATTGAGAACCGTGTGACATCGCGGTTCTATAAAGCTCGACAGCCTGTCCTAATTAATAAAGCTCGACAGCCTGTCCTAATTAATAAAGCTCGACAGCCTGGGAGTAAGGGAGGTATACCATGGGACCCATCGCCGTTTATTCTAGGTTCCATGCCCCTCGCCGTTTACCTGTCGGCTGGCACGTTACTTGCTTGGTCGCCCTCACTAGTACGTTTGTACCATTGGCACGCCGCTTGCTAATAGCATAGGGCATGCCAGCACATACCCACTAGTACACATGTACCATGCACAGGTGTTGCATTGTGCAACATAGGGCTAGGGCGCGCTATAACATGCCTTGCTTGCACGCAATATGCGCTAGGCTACCTACTATACCCTAACCTATTTGCGTGCATGGCTGGCTGGCTGGCTGGCTGGCTGGCTGGCTGGCTGGCTGGCTGGCTGGCTGGCTGG